CGATGCTCTTTATGATGCCCTTGAAAACGCTAGTATTCCTGCTGCTGTTCTCGTTCTTGCTAAGTATCAGTACCAGTCGGCATTTGTTGCCGACCAAGAGATCAACCTTCTGGCGGCGATGACTGAAATTATGGTGGAGTGTGAATTCAAATGAACTTGAAGACAGCAAAAAAATTGATGGCAAATGTTTCTTATAGTCAAAGTAGAAACAGGGTAAATAATCGTCCAGTCAAAGAAATTCTTTTGGATGAAGGTTTGTTGATTAAAAAGTTTGACGAGCAAGATGGAAAATGTTATTGGTCTGGTTTGCCTCTTAAAGAGGAATATAACTACATCAAACATCATCCACTAGCAATTAGTGTTGAGCGTCTTGATAATCAACTTGGATATACTTATGAGAATACTGTTCTGACTAGAAGATTATATAATCTTGGTAGAATGGCGTTTCCTGAAGATGAGTTTAGAAAGGTCTTAAAAGAAATGAATACCGAAATCATGGTGGAGTGTGAGTTCAAGTGACTGAGAATGAATTAGAAGAACTAAGGTATGATGTAGCACATCATCTACTCAGTAAGATGAGTGCTGGATCTCAATTTCAATATGCCCTAGATCGTATGCTTCAACTCTGTGCTTGTTACTCAGAGGAAAAATTAAAATCACTATTACCCAAACAAAACAAAAAATCTAAAGGTGGAGGATTCTGATGATTGAACTTTTGACACAAACCGAATTTACCTGGGCTGCTAATCACACGATTGCAGAATTCCTTGCGGGATATGTATTTGGAGCAGCACTGATTGTAGGAGCACCTGGTGTGTTCTTCTTCATTGCCTTTATGCCAGCACTACAGAACACAAAGGGACGCATGGTTGGATACAAGGACCACAAGGACTATGGTGATTCATCTACCTATGAAAATGGTAAGATGGTAGATCAGAAACCATACACACATTGGATTGCAGCAGCAGAGCAATGAGTGAAAAGATTGTATGGACACAAAAACCTCTGATTTCTGACAGAGATTGTATTCTTCTTTGCTTGAAGAATGCTCCCTGTGGAACTAGCAAAAAACAAGTTGAACGATTAATTAAGGAGTTTGAAACTAAATGAAAACTAAATCCAAAGAACAAGTAAGAGCACAGGTAAAATCAAAGTTTTACTATATCTTCTGGGGAACTGCCACGGTCTCTGTAGTTCTGGGACAACTTTATGTTGGCACAGGATATCGAACTTTAGCAGAGGGTATGTTCCAACTTATGGATCAAGTTGATGGTGTGCTTCTACATAAAACACCCTCAGACGAACCTAGATTTTACTGATGGGACTACATAAAATCGATAAAACTAATTTAATTGAACCAAGGGTGAAGACCACACCTCAAAATGTTCAAGAGGCAAACGAAGCATTATTTCGTGCTAAGATGACTTTACCCGCTGCTGCCAAGCATTGTGGTATGACCCATAAGGAAATGAAACTGACCTTCTGGGAATTTTTAAAGTATAACGAACCTGATTATTGTGATACTGACTGAAAGTGATGCAGTTTATGCTGCTAATAAATTTATTGATTATTATACAAAATTCAATCGTATTGATGACTACCTTCGATTCGTGAAGAAAGATCGTATTGAAGATAGGCCTGGATCATTGTTTGGTGCAGACTCTGAATTCTTTGATACATTTCAAATGTGTCCAAATGATATGAATTTTAAAGTTCATGTTGTTGATACTAATCCTAAAACAACCTCTAGGTATAACCAGTGGTTGTATTCAGAGACGC